CAAAAACATGGAGAAGTTAGAGACTTGATTGGACATGAACTTTTTGATAGTATGCATCCAGAATTAAGAACACATTTAGCATCAGAACATTTTAGAGGAATGATTAAAAAATCACCAAAAGCAGTAGGGATGATAAAAAAAGGTGATTTAGTTGGTGCAAGTAAAGAATACCTTAATGCAGAAGACTATAGAGAAAATACAAACAATAGCATTGGAAAAAGAATGAAATTATTATCAGATGCTCTTGCAAAACATTCAAAAGGTGTTATAGTACCTAAACAAGATACAAAAAAATAATTAAGGAGATTATCATGGGTGAACAGGTGAATGCTATAGATTTTGAAACCTATATTAAAGAAAATCCAGTTGTTGAACCAACAACAGCAACAAATACTTCAAGCGAAACAAAAAAAGTATTTACCAGTCGGGGAAATGTTATAGTACCCACAAAAATTAAAATACAAAAATCAAATTTGCACAATCAAGGTGTTTTTGCAAGTAAAGATATTTTGGAAGGAGAAATTGTAGAAGTTTGTCCTCTTCTTCAATTAGGTTGGAGATCAAAATATCAATCAGATCCTACTATTAAAAATTATATGTGGATTAATAAAAAATGCGATTGTAAAGATTGTAAAATTCATTCTCCGGTTGTTTATTTTCCAATGGGATATGGTTCTCTTTATAATCACTCAAATGAACCAAATGTTTCGGTTGAAATTAAATGGGAAGAACAAATAGCAACATTTAAAGCATTAAAAACAATATTGGTAGAAGAAGAACTTCTAATAAAATATGATAAGTAAACAATATACAATTGATTATGTAAAAGATGGAATATATGTTTTATTGGGACACAATCCAATCAATAACACTAAAATGGTTCTTGCAAAAGCAGATTCCCCCAGTAAACTACTAGAATATGGTTACTTAGATTTGAATATTACCCAACCCATAGACATGTCTGGAACTGTATCAGCAATTATGGAACTTGAAAGTATTTCGTCTATGGGTGGTATTAAAATGCATGAAGAAATGATGGATGTAATTCAAAAACTTATTGATGGTCTTTTAAACAAGAAGTTCGATGAGGAAAATTATTATGAATAATACTTTTGTGGTTTCTGGCGTTAGAAGCATCAATGGTTCCAAACCAATTATTGATTTAATTAGACACCCAGTAACAGATGCACATATTGCATGTTTTAGAAACTTCAATAACGAAGAATCTATTGATGGTTATGATTATCATGAGATTCTTTCTATTAGAAATATGCTCACTCAAATTCTAAATGAGATAGATACTAGAGAAGTGATTGATGAAATTAATAATGCTTCACAGTATGACCCTCATTCAGAAGACGATGGAGCATAAATGCAACATAGAGAAACATGGGTTCAAGATTTAATAGACTCAGCAGAATCCTGTGTGATTGGTTATGAGAAATATCTTAAGGACAAAATTAGTTCAAAAGATTTGGCTAAATTAATGAAACAACTTCGAAATTTACTCCCAATGGATTTGGAAGATAAAATAGAAGGCAAGTGAAAGGAAACTAAAGTGAAGATTGAAGATGATGTAAAACTTGATTTTGCAGATGTTTTGATTCGTCCAAAGCGAAGTAACCTTGATAGTCGTAGCAAGGTTGATGTCGAACGCACATTTAAGTTTAAACTACCAAGTGGCGAATTTGCATGGAGAGGTGTTCCTATTGTAGCCGCTAATATGGATACAGTTGGTACATTTGAAATGGCAAACTCTCTTGCAGATTACGGTGCTATGTGTGCTATTCACAAGTATTACTCTGAAGAAGATTGGGGTCGTGAAGCAAGTTCATGGTTGAGAAATCATTCTGGTCTTTGTGGATTGATTTATACAATGGGAATGGGAAACGACTCTTCAACCCTAACAGAAATTCAAAAAGCAGAAAAAATATTAAATGCTCATAAGCATGTCCGATTTATTTGTCTAGATGTTGCAAATGGTTATACAGAAAAGTTTGTGAACTATGTTCGCACTATTCGTGGTTTATTTCCAGATCATGTTATTATTGCAGGTAATGTTGTTACCCGTGAAATGACTGAAGCATTGATTCTTGCTGGTGCAAATATCATCAAGGCAGGAATTGGACCAGGATCTGTCTGCACAACTCGTAAGGTTGCTGGTGTTGGTTATCCTCAACTCTCTTGCATCATGGAGTGTGCTGATGCAGCACATGGACTTGGTGGTTATGTACTATCAGATGGTGGTTGTACTTGTCCTGGTGATGTTGCAAAGGCATTTGGTGCTGGTGCAGACTTTATTATGATTGGTGGTATGTTTGCAGGAACTGATGAGTCTGCAGGACAAGAAACAGAGAACGGTAAAGAGTTCTATGGTATGTCATCTGCTACAGCAATGGAAAAGCATTCCGGTGGTGTTGCTACTTATCGTGCAGCAGAAGGAAAGAAAGTATTTGTTAAAAAGACTGGACCAGTTGCCAGCGTGATGCAACAGATACTTGGTGGTGTCCGTTCTGCTTGCACATATGTTGGTGCAGCAAGACTTAAGGATTTGTCAAAGTGTACAACTTTTATTCGTGTAAATCGTCAGTTAAATAATATATTTCAAGAAAATTGAAATTTGAATATTTGCATTTGACCCCTCAAAAAAATCTTATAAAACTTTACTTTTTTCCTTGCGGAGTCCGATAAAAGTCGTATACTATACGAGTCAGAGAAAATAATAAAGGAAACACACTATGAAGAACTTTGATAATAATATTATGTGGTTACATTAAAATTACTTTTATTGTTTATAGTATATTATTAAAAAACCTTGTCGGTATGTGGGATAACATATCCGAGCGAGCAGAGATGGTTTACGGCAAACCTTCTGTAGTACCTCGACTAACAAAACCGTTTCACTGGTTGGTTTACGGTTCCTGATACGAAGGTGACGAATGCCCGTAAGGCAGTAGTAGTTACCGGATACAACCAAAACCGTCTTTTATGCCCTCTTAGCTCAGTTGGTAGAGCAGTTGACTTTTAATCAATAGGTCGTAGGTTCAATTCCTACAGGGGGCACTTTTGGGATGGTAGACCAACGGCAGAGTCGGGACACTCAAAATGTCCATAGTGTGGGTTCGAATCCCACCCGTCCTACTCAGGAGAATAATAATGATTGATAATCCCTATAATGAATTGAATGATCATACTTTTTTGATCTATGTTGCACAGAATGACTATATGATTGATGGTTATTTTCTTCCAGAAGGCGAGCGTCTAATGCAAATTGCTAATAAGATAAAACTTAAGCAGATGGAAGAATCTAGAGCAGCAATGGATAGACTCGCACAACTTGATGAGGAGTTGGGATTAAATGATTGATTATGTAGATGTGATCTATGGTTTAGCATGGGGTGATGAAGGCAAGGGAAAGATTTCTAATGCTCTTGCTCCAAAATATGATTATGTTTGTCGTTGGAACGGTGGACCAAATGCTGGTCACACTGTTTATGTAAATGGACAAAAATTTAAAACTCATATTATTCCATCCGGTATCTTTGCAGGTAAGAAGTGTGTAATTGGACCGGGATGTGTAATTAACCCAGATAAATTCTTTGAAGAGATCCGTGGACTTCGTGCAGCAGGATTTGATACTTCTCTTATCAAAATTCATCCAAATGCACATATTATCACCGAAGAACATATTGAGTGGGACAAGAAGAATCTTGGTCACTTAGGAACAACTTCTCAAGGAATTGCTCCTTGCTATTCAGATAAGATGTTGCGTAGAGGTAGGAGAGCAAAGGAATATTTTATTTCGGAGTGGTTGTGGGATGGTGAACTATCAGGTAGAGTGCTTTGTGAAGGAGCACAAAGTGTTTGGCTTGATATTGATCATGGTGATTATCCATTCGTAACTAGTAGTTCAACAATGCCATACTCTGCATGTTCTCTTGGTTTCTCTCCGAAGAAGATTCGCAGATTGATTGGTGTTGCAAAGGCATATGATACAAAGAGTGGTAAAGATCCACTCTTCCCCGAAACATTATGGAATGATCCCGTACTGAATCGAATTATTGAGGAGGGTCAAGAATTTGGTTCTACTACGGGTCGTAAACGATTGGTGAATTGGTTGAACCTTGATAAGTTGAAGAAGTCTATCGTCTTATCGGGTTGTACTGAACTCATCATAAATAAGTGTGATGTTCTCAAGAAGGTTGGAGAATTTAAGGTCATTCATGGAAATGAATACATGAATTGTACAAGTTTTGCTATGATGTCTGCTTATATTCAAGATACTTTAATGTTTAGTAGTGGTTCGGATTTACATGAAATTACTTTCTCGGGTGATAAAGAAAGTATTTGATTCCTTTGTGGTGAAACGGTATCACAGGAGATTTTGGTTCTCTTTTTCCTAGTTCGAATCTAGGCAAAGGAATTATTCTTGAATAGCTCAGTTGGTAGAGCAGTGAGCTGTTAACTCACGGGTCACTGGTTCGAGTCCAGTTTCAAGAGTTTGCCATATTAGCACAGTGGCAGTGCAGTGCTTTTGTAAAGCACAGGTCATCGGTTCGAATCCGATATATGGCTTTATGTTAAATGTAAATATTCCACATTTTTATTGTTACATGAGAAAAGAACAGATGTACCAACACAAAGATCATGTTGGTGAATTTGTAAAGGTTACTGTATTTGGAGCACAATCTAATCCAGATAGAGCATTACTTTTTCATGTAATGACTGATGATGGTTTGGTTAGAAGTAGAGTTCCAATTCATATGTTATGTCACAAAGAAAATGCTCCCAATATTCAATTAGATTATTTACAATTATGGGATTGTTTTTCTATAAATTGCACAAATATTGTTTATGATTATTTAAAAGGTGCAAGAGCAAAAATAATTTTAAAAGATAAAAAAGAACTTTGGGGTAATTACATGATGACATTTGATTGGTATGATAATTCATATAGTGATGAACCAACACAATATAAATGTTTACATATGGTTGAATTGGATAATGGTTGTTACGCTTTACAACCAAATAATAGAATATATTGGAAACATATGTCTTTTGTTACAAAACCATTTCCACAAAATCCTGATTATAAAGTTGATCATAAAAATTTTAGATGTGAAGGAACAAGTGATAGATGGGTAATTGAAGGTGAAGATGATAGTTATTATTATGATTTAAAAGAGGAAGAAGATGGGCGGTAAACACTCAGCAGGTAAAGGTGATACATATAGACCCGTAGATTGGGAACAATATTCAAAAAATTGGGATGATATTTTTGGAAAAAAGAAAGGTAAATTAAAAAATGAGCAATGTACAACTAATCGGACTGGTAAGCGGAGAACAAATAATCGCAAAGATCGAACTAATTGAAAATGTATATTCAATTAAAAATCCAGCAATTATTGTTCCAGTTGGTAAGGGAGAACTTGCATTAGCCCCTTGGTTGCCGTATACTACGGTAGATCAAACAGGAGTTACGATCAATAAGGAGCGTGTTCTTTTTGTTCTTACTCCACAACCAGAACTAGCAAATAATTACAATGAAAATT